GGGAAACAAAGCATCCTCAATTAGAGCCATCTTATCATAGTGCAGATGCACAGGCTTTGCCTTGGGCTAGACCTGCTAGACAGGAGCCAATGACTGTTTTTGTTGGAGCACCAGGGGACTCTGCGTTTCAATCAAATGGAATGCAGCCTGCTGATCAAAGCAGAGAGTTGCTTATTGGTTCAAGTATTGGTAAAGTGACTGTGGTGATATCATGAATTATTCAGAGCTTTTAGACAATGTTAGAAATTATACGGAGGTTACGAGTGATGTATTATCTAACTCTGTAATCAATGTTTTTATAACTAATGTAGAAAATAAAATTGCAAGGCAAATGGACTCTGATGATCAGAGGAGATACGCCACTACAACTTTTGAAGCTAACAACGCTTTTCTAGATGTGTCGGGACCTGAAGGTGGTTTTAGATTTGCTAGGGGATTACAATTAGTTGAAACCGATGGGACTAGAACTTGGCTTGACCAAAGAGATGCTACTTTCATGGACGAATACTCTCCTGAGAGATCAACCACTGATACTAATTTCACTGGTAAACCAAAGTATTGGGGTAATTGGGATGCTACAACTTTAATAGTTGCACCCACTCCAAACGCAGCTTACACCGTTGAAATGTGGTATGACGAAACTCCTCAAAGATTAGGAAATGGTTCTTCAGGAACTACAACAACAACTTTTGTATCAAACAATGCTCCCGAAGTTTTATTGTATGGAACTTTATCAGAGGCTTATTCATACTTGAAAAATCCACAAGATATGCAATTATACGAAGGTAAGTACCAAGTAGCTCTGCAGGATTTTGCACAAGAGCAGATGGGTCGTAAACGTAGGGATGAGTATCAAAATGGTGTGTTACGAATCCCAATTAAATCGCTAACACCATAAAGGGAGTAAATAAAAATGACAATAAACCAAGCAGTCTGTGCTTCATTTAAACAGCAGTTATTAGCGGGCGATCATGATATTGACAATGACACTATCAATCTCGCTCTCTACACAAGCTCTGCAACTTTAAATGGAAACACAACAGCCTATGCCACAACTAACGAAGTTGGTGCATCAGGGACATACGCAGCAGGCGGTGCAACTTTAACAAGTCCTACAATTGGATTAACAGCAACTAGCGCAACGGCTTCAACAGCTTTTGTTGATTTTGCAAATGTGAGTTTCACTTCAGCAACAATCTCAGCTCAAGCAGCATTGATCTATAACAGATCATCAGCAAATACAAATGCAGCTATTGCAGTTTTAGATTTTGGCGCAGTAAAGACATCAACCAACGGAACATTTACAATCGCATTTCCAACTAATGACAAAGATAGTGCTATATTAAGATTATCTTAATATAGGAGGTCATCACCATGGCAGATGCTTGGAATGAGGGCACGTGGGGGCAAGGTTTTTGGGGACAACAAAGTTCCATAACAGTTACCCTTACGGGTGTATCCTCTACATTTGCTTTAGGGACTGAGTCTGTTGTTGCTGATAGTTTAGTAACGTTAGACTCTTTACAAGTTACTTCAGCATTAGGCACTGCCACAGCCGAACAAGAATCTATATTCACCTTTACTGGTGTTTCATCTCAATTTAATTTAGGTGCTCCAAGCATAGAAGAAGGAGCAGGGGTAACTCTTGCAAGTTTATCTATGGCATTTACTGCAGGGGACGAAACTGCCTCAGGCACAGTCGATGCAGGTTGGGGTAGAAATACTTGGGGATCGTTTGCTTGGAATGAAAATATAACTCAGACTGTAAGTCTTGAGGGCGTGGGGATGTCAACTACCCTAGGAACTACAACACAAGAAGTTGGAACAGGAATAATAGTTTCAGCTACCGGTGTCAGTATGACTAGTGCTTTAGGCACTACAACACAAACAGGCTCTGCATTAGAAACTCTTGATAGTCTCACAATAGGAGCAGCGTTATCTGGCGCATCAGCTATCACTGGTGATGGTAATATGGGAGTCATAGCTCCGTCAGATCAACTTGATTTTAGCATAGGTGCAGTCACCATTGATATCTTTACGCAGGTAGATCCTGTGGGAGTATCAGCCACCACATCAAGTGGAACTGCAGTTGTAGAGGCTGACGCGCTCGTGACACTAGGTAGTTTATCAAGTAGTTTTGCATTAGGCACAGAAACAGTTGAGGTAGGCACAGGTGTCATAGTTTCTGTATCTACAGTGGCATTAAGTTTTGCAGAAGGCACAACAACACCAACAGCGGGAGCAACAGTAAATGTAACAGGGGCAGACTTAAGTATTGTTTTAGGCGATACTTTTGAAACTCCTTGGGCAAACGTTGTAACTGGTGCAAGTAACACATGGACAGAGGTAGACGCAGCATAAAAAGTGTTGCTCTAATACTAAAAAAAGATATATTTTACGGAGGTAAAAAATGAGCAGTACATATTCATCTAGATACTTATTAGAATTAATGGCCACTGGAGCCAACGCTAACACTTGGGGTACAAATACCAATAATAACCTTAATGTTATTGATGCTTTTTCAACTGGTTATATATCAAAATCTGTTGCAGGATCTTCTAATATCACTCTTACCACAACTAATGGTAGTTCTACAACTGAGTCTGCTAACAGAAACATAGAATTAACAGGTGCTTTAACTGGTGATATTGTTGTATTTATACCAGCAACAGAGAGCACTTATACATTTTTCAACAACACTACAGGTTCTCAAACATTAACTATTGCTGCTACAGGTCATCAAGCTAATGGTGTTACAATCACACAAGGTGCAAAAACAAGTATTTTTTGTGATGGATCATCCGATTTTAATATTAAAAAATGGGCTTCTACTGACTTAGGCTCATTGACAGGAACATTACCTGCTGTTTCAGGTGCTAATTTAACAACACTAAACGCATCTGAATTAGACTCCGGAACAGTTCCAAATGCTAGACTAGATGCGCAACTTCAAGATATTGCAGGATTAGCGACAACTGACAGTGGTATTATTGTTGGTAATGGATCTAATTTTGTTCTTGAAACAGGCGCAACCATGAGAACTTCTTTAGGCTTGGGCACAGCCTCCGATGTTCAGTTTAATGATATGCAAGTGGACTCACTTGGTGTTGCTACAGCGGCCTCCGGCACAAGTGGTGAGATTAGAGCGACTAATGATATTACAGCTTTCTTTTCATCAGATGTAGCCTTAAAAGAAAACATTGAAAACATATCCTCTCCTATGGAAAAAGTACAAAATTTAAATGGTGTGTTATTTGATTGGAAACAAGATTACATAGACGGTAAGGGTGGCGAAGACGGGTATTTTGTTCGTAAGAGAGACGTAGGTGTCGTAGCTCAAGATGTAGAAAAAGTTTTACCAGAGGTTGTGGGCATACGACCAGATGGTGTCAAGGCCGTAAAATATGACAGATTATGTGCATTATTAATTGAATGTGTAAAGGACTTACAAACTCAAGTAAATGATCTTAAGAAGGGAGAATAATCTATGACTACACCTTCCGGTCAAATTAGTTTAGACGATGTTAACACCGAGCTAGACATATCCCCAGGAACACAAATAAACATGAACGCATCAGCCGTTCGTACTTTAGCAGAAGTGCCTACAGGTGCTATAGGTATGTCTGATTTACAAGGTAAATCTAATGCTCAATTTGTTTCAGCTAGTGGTGGATCCACTTCTACACAAGGTGATTTTAAAATTCATGTTTTTAATTCAGGTGGCACTTTCACTGTAAACCAAGCAGGTAACGCTGCTGGCAGTAATCAAGTAGAATATATGGTTGTTGCAGGAGGCGGAGGTGGAGGTTCAGGTAGAGGTGGACCTGAAAACCCTCAAAAAAGAGCAGGTGGTGGCGGTGGTGCGGGTGGCTTTAGAGAAGCTAAAAACCCTGCAGCTCCCTTCCCTGCTAGTCCATTAGCGACCAACACATTAATACCTGTTACAGCGACAAGTTTCCCTATAAGCGTTGGTGGTGGTGGCAGCGGAGGAGTAAATAAAGCAAGAGGCTCTGGTGGCTCTACATCAAGTTTTTCAAACATAACATCTGCAGGTGGAGGCGGTGGGGCAGGAACTGAAGTGCCTCCGGGTAACGCCGCACAATCAGGTGGATCTGGTGGAGGAGGCACTCCATTCTTTCCTCCTGGTGGGTCTGGTAATAGCCCTCCCGTATCTCCACCTCAAGGACAACCCGGTGCTACGGGTTCACCAGGACAGCTATCTCTTGGAGGTGGCGGAGCCACAGGTGGAGGAGGTAGTCCAAGTGGTTCGACAGGTGCGGCTGGTGGAGCAGGTGCTACAACTTCAATAGCTTTTAATTCATCTTCTTTTGCAGGCGGAGGTGGAACCGGTGACGGATTTAGTGGTGGAGCTGGCGGATCTGGTGGTGGAGGTCAAGGTGCAGGTCCACAAAGAGGTGCTGCAAATTCAGGGTCAGGAAACACAGGCGGTGGTGGAGGATCAGGTCCTTTTACTCCCGGTGCTCCCACATTTAATGGTGGTGCAGGTGGATCAGGCAAAGTGGTTATAAGGTACAAATTTCAATAATGGCTTATTTTGCAAAACTAAGTGAAGAAAACATTGTTTTACAGGTAGAAGTAATTGATGATTCAGATGCTCCTACTGAAGAGGCTGGAATTACTTTTTGTCAAAACCTATATGGTTGGAGTCTTTGGAAAGAAACATCTTTTAATACTAGAGAAGGTATTTATTATAATGACGATGGCACAGAGGGGGATCAGTCAAAAGCTTTTAGAAAAAATTATGCAGGAATAGGTTATACCTATGATAGTTCTTTAGACGGTTTTATTGCACCTAGACCTGATGGCATGAACTCGTGGGTTATAAATACATTTAAAGGAGTTTATGAAACTCCTGTACCTTATCCAACTATCACAACCTATGAGTATAATGGACAAACTAAAAATTACCAAATCTCTTGGGATGAAACTAATGTAAGATATGTGGCTTATGACAAAAAAGATCCTGTAAACAACTATAGATGGGACTCATCTGCATTGGAGTGGATTATTATCTAATTAATGTTTTTTAAACAAAACTTAATTGATCAATCTGTATACATAAAAAAGATACCAACACAGTTTTCAGACATAGATTTCACAAAAATAAGACAAGACGCTTTAGACAGTTATAAAAATAAAAAAGTTTTATCAACTAACAAATTTTCTCCAGAAATTAATTATTACAAAGTAAAAGATAGAAAAGATAATGTTTGGGTTTATGAATTTATAAGAGATCATTTTCGACAATCAAATTTACAAAAAACAGAGAACACATTAATAATGACAGAGAGTGCCTATGTCGTCATAAATAAAAACTCTGACATTGCTTCTCATAATCACATAAACGAATATGACATTAATAATTCACCCGATTACACTGCTATAGCTGTTATCGATGCTGATAAGGATAGTTTTATCGAAATAAATTATGAAGGTGGTAGAAAAAGAAATATGAAACAAAGAGTTCCATTAATACCTATGGAGGTGATTGTTTTCAATGCTGAATTAGAGCATAGATACTTACTAAACAAAAATTTAAAAAACACAATAGTTTTAACTTTTAAATTACAATTATTTTGATAGAATTTTAAAAATTTTAGAATGAACTTAGAAAATTATTACGCTTGTTTTGATAGCATAGTCCCAAGTAGAATTTGTGATTATATAATAGAAGATGGACAAAGACAAATTGCTGAAACTGCTCTTGTAGGTGATTATAATGAGGTTCCAACAGACGAAAAAAATATCGCTAAACTTTATAAAGCAAGAAACTCATCAGTAGTGTGGATGAATGATCCTTGGATTTATAGGGAGATAGTGCCTTTTATTCGTGAGGCAAATCAGTTTTGTAATTGGAATTTTGATTTTCACCTATCTGAATCTTGTCAGTTTACAAAATATAGCAAAAGTCAACATTACACTTGGCATCAAGATAGTTGGAATAAACCTTATGATAGACCAAAAGATATTGAACATGGGCTTATTAGAAAATTATCTGTTACGTTATCTCTAGCTGATGGTAATAGTTATGAGGGTGGGGATTTACAATTTGATATTCGAAATAACAGTGATAGTACAAGCAATATTCAAACACCAGAGATGGCAAGAAACAAAGGCACTATAGTGGTCTTTCCCTCATTTGTTTGGCATAGGGTTACACCTGTTACTAAGGGGACAAGATACTCTTTAGTCGTTTGGAATTTAGGAGCACCATTTAGATAGGAGAAATATGAAAACTAAATTTTTTCAAGAAAAAAATTTCAATGTTGTGAAAGAAGCTATACCTACTGATTTAGCTTTTTTCTTAAATAATTATTTACATAATAAAAGAAAATGTTTCTTATACATGCAAGAAACAAACAACATATCAAAAAGTGATAAATCATGGGGAGAATACACGGACACACAAATACCTAATACTTGGGGTAATTATGGTGACCTTGCAATGGACTCTCTTTTAGAGTGGGTACTTCCAACGATGCAAAGAATTACAGGTTTAGAATTAATACCTTGTTATTCTTATACCAGAATTTACAAATACGGTGATGAGTTACATAGACATAAAGATAGACCATCTTGTGAAATATCTTGCACAATGAATTTAGGTGGGGACACATGGCCTATATTTTTAGAGCCATCAGGCGCGGAAAACAAAGAATTT